CCTCGCGCAGATCGATGGCCTTGAGCCAGCGGCGCGGTTCTCCGGTGCGACCCGTGCCCATCTTCGACCCACCTGCAGGGACGCGATAGCCGATCGACATGCCCTTGATGGCACCCTCGCGCAGCCGCGCGTAGGTCATTTTCCCTTCGTCGGTGTCGAGGCCGATGATCCGACCCTCGACGTGCAGGCCGTTCTGGTCCTCGCTCATCTTCTCCCAGACGCCGACAGCGCCCTTGGAGCGATCGTGGTTGTAATACATCGCGGGCAACATGCCCTTGCTTGACCACGACGCGAGGCTGCGCGCCATCGCGCCAGGCGTGATCATGTCGCCGCCCTCGTCGATGTTCCCGTAGACCGCGCCGTAGCCCGAGAACGAGCCCATCGGCTTATCGGCAGCGAACTTGACTTCGAGCGCGATGCTCGCGACGCCGTTGCTCATTCTCCGAGCTCCTCAATCCTGTCGGCGATCCTGTTCGCCCACGCGCGGCCAGCGTCGCCGCCCCATAGATCCCATGCGATGCGTCCGTTCGACGGGAAGCCCGGCTCGCCTTGGCGGAAGCCTTCGGCTTCCTTGTCCACTTCGTGACGAGCGAAGAACGAAACCATCCGCATGATGGTGTCGCGCGGCAGACGGCGACCGTTGCTGATGTCGCGCGCGCGAGCGATGCCGACAGCGGTGCCGCCGCGTCCGAACTCGTCGCGCCAAGCCAGCGCGCGCCGCGCGTTCGCCGCCATCTCGTCGGTCGGCTTCCACGGGTTCTTCTGCGCCGCGTCGTCGTCCTCGACATCGACAGGCTGCGAGACGTCCGCATCGGAGCCCTGGCCGACCACCTCGCCCATGTTCAAGGGGAACAGCGGCTTGTCGAGGCCGTCGAGTGGGTTCCACCCGTCGTCCTCGCGCGCCTCGTTGCGTGTCATCCAGCCACCGCGGATCGCGCGGTCGTAGTACTCGGCGCGGTCCTTCAGCGATCCGCGCAGAAGCTCGCTGGTGTCCATCGTGAACCGCAGGCCCGCGCGCCACTCCTCGTCGGTGAGCAGCTGCGCGTTGAGCGCGCTGGTCATCGCCTTGATCTCGGGCTGGAGCGTGTACCTGACATGCGCCGCGAAGAACGCCTCGGCGGATGCGAAGGTCGGCGAGTTGTTGCCCGCGTGCCCGAGCATGATGCTGAAAACGCCCATCAGCCGGGCGATCTCTTCGATCTGGTGCTTGCGCGTTTCGAGGTGCTGGGCATCGACGCCGGTCATCTGCGTCGGAGTGAACTTGAGCGCGCCGCTCGCGAGCACCGGCTTGCCCGTATTGCTGGCCGATCCGTACATCGAAGCGATGGCCTCGCGCACGCGGTCGCGCTGCTCCTGCGACGGATTGCCGTCGAGCGTGAAGAGGCCGGTCGTGCGAACGCCGTTCTTGTGCAGCGCCGCCTGTGACCGCTCGCTCGCTTGCGCCAGCCCGAGCGCCTGCCGACCGAGCAGCACCGGATCGAGGCCGCGCGCGCTGTCCCAGGACGGCGATCGAAGGTGGAACACCTCGGAGCGCGAGAGCGTCAGCGTTTTGTTGTTCTCGAAGCTGATCGTGTACTCAAGTTCCAGATCCTGCCGAACGGTGATCTGGACGTTGTCCGGCTTGATCGGGATCAGTTCTCGGATCTGGCCGTTCACGACGTTCCGCCACGACACCGCGCACCCGGTCGAGGCCTTGTGCATCATCGTGGTGCGGACCCATTCGCTGCTGTCCTGCCACGCATTCGGCGAGCGCGCGAAGAGATCAAACAGCGGATGGTCCGTCGCTGGCTCCATGCCACCATCGGTCGGTCGCATCAGCACAATCGGCAGCTGCGCGAGGCCGTCCGCGATGACCATGACCGCGCGGTAGAAAGCCGGAACCTGTAGCGCCGTCGAGACGGTGACCGGCTCGCCGGTCCATGATTGCGAATAGCCAAACGCCGCGTCCAGCCAGCCCTCGGTGAACTCGACCGCCTTCTTTTCGTCCCGGCCACGCAGCCGGTCGAGCCAATTCAACACGGCATCGCCCACGCCGCCGCCGGTCCGGCGACGGTCGGATTGAGCGTCATGAGGTGCGCCGCGTTGAATGAGGCCATCAGTGGGTCGATCTTTCCGTATCCGCTAGCGGCGCGCTCGATCATCATCGCCGTCGATGTCGCGCGGACCTTCGCGTTGCCCGCGCACCACGCCAGGAGGCGCGAGCCTGAGTGCTTCAGCGAGCCGTCCACGAGCTTTCGCTCGACGGTCTTCGCTGCGTTCATCAGCCGGATGCCCTGCGGCACACCGACCAGGAGCTTCGTGTCTTCCGAGACGCCGATCTCGGCCAGCGCATCCACCGCGCCGCCGATGCCAGCCGGGTCAGCGCCGACCATCGCCAGACATCCGGCGTCGAGGACCAAGCCGACATGCGCCTTGATCCATTCGAGGTCGCCGGGCAAGCCGTCCACGACCGTCAGATCGCCATCGCGCGCAAAGTCGCTGTAGAGCGCCGCGTTGGCCTTGCGCCGGTCGAGCCCCTCGGGGCTGATCAGCGCGTGCGCCCAGAGCAGCCAGCGGCGCGTGTCTCGCTCGCGCGCGATGACGGCGAAGCCGAACAGATCGTCCAGCCCGCCACCGTCGATGCCGACCGTCGCCACCTCGGCGCGGTCGAGTAGCTCGTCCAGCGAGCGCGGCCCGCCGTTGCCCCGGATCCAGAATTGTGCGCCCGCCCATCCATCGGACCGCAGCGCGACGCCGATCTGGACGTTGAGATGCTGCGATGCCCAGCGCCGTAGCTCGGCCTCGCTTGCCTCGCGCGCGGCCTCGTAGTCGGGAATCAGTCGCTCGACCGTGATCGACCGGCCGTTGTTCGGTGTGACGAGGTGCCAGTTGCTCGGGTCTTGCCAGTCCACGCCCTCGGGGAACTCATAGAGCACCGGCAGCAGCGGCGCACTCAAAGCGCCGTCGCGGACCTTGCGCGCCTTGCTCAGTTCCGCCGCGAAGACACCCGCTGGCGGTCGCTCGGACTGGGTCGTGATCTGGATTAAGAACCCTTCGGGCTGGCTGATGAGACCGCCGCGGAGCTGGCCGATGACGCGGTCTGCGTCCGGTGCCTCGGCGATGACATGCGTCTCGTCGAGCAGGATGCCCGCTGGCTTGGTTCCGGTGACGACCTTCGGATCGAAGGACTTCACCTTGAGGAAGGCTTTCGTCTGCCGGTAGCTGATGCGTTTCAGATGGGACTGAACGTGAAACTTCGAGGCCAGCACCGGGTCCGCTTCAATCATGCCGACGGCCTGATTGAAGGCCAGATCGGCGATCTCCTGCGTCGGCGCGATGAGCAGAAACTCGGCGCGCGGGCGCTGGTTGACCAGAAGCGCCGTGAGCATGATCGCGGAGCCGCAAGTCGTCTTCGAGTTCTTCTTCGGCACCAGGACGAACGCCTCGCGGATCTGCCGCTGGCCGCTCACCACCGATCCGAACAGCGCCTTGACGATGTCCCGCTGCCAGTCGCCCGCAGCCTCGCGCATCCTCGGCTGGCCGGGAACATCCGGCAGACGCAGCGCGTCGAATATGCCCGCCGCCCTGCGCGCGGCGTCTTGATCGAGCGGTAGGTCGGGGACCAGGGACCGGCCCGACCGGAGCCGATCAGCCCAGTCGCGGCAGGATGTATCCCAGGCCATCAGTTGCGCAGCAGCTGCTCCCAGTCGGTGCCGCGCTCGGCGGTCGCAGCGATCTCTTCGGCCTGGGCCTTCTTCCCGGTCGCCTCGGCCCGAGCGTGGACGTAGGGCGCGGCGCACTGCGCCATCCGGTCCCGACGCGCGGCGTCGGCGGTCGGGTCGCGCATGACGCCGAGCATGTACTCCAGCGGCGACATGCCGACGAGCATGGCCTCGGTCAGCACCATTTTCGCGACCGGCTGCTCGCCCTTCTTCGGACGCCCCGATCCTGGCTGCGGACCGCTGCCGCCGGGTCGGTATCCGCCGCGTGGCATGTGTTTTCGCTCCGAAATGTTGGAAATATCGACTGTTTGGCCCTACAGGCCACCGGCGTTAACCTCTACCCAGGCGGAAAAGTCTCCGGGTGGCCCCCTGTGCATTGCGCGTCCCCAAGCCCCGAAGATTGACACCCCCTACCCCATGGGCAGAAGGGCCAATTAAACGCCAGCTTCGGGTCGCTTTCCTCTGATCTTAACCATTGCGTGCCGTCTGGCTCGCTCAGCCGCCGTCTTTCGACCGTGGCAGGGCGAGCACAGGGCTTGCCCGTTCCCCGGGTCTGCCCTCGACCCGCCATCGCGGATCTCGACGCGGTGATCTGCGACGAGTCGCCGGTCCAGCGCGCCGCAGCTGACGCACATCCCGGCTGCGCGGCGCAGCACCTCGCGGCTCCAGGCCCGATGCTCGGCGCTGTCGTAGTAGCTGTCGCGGCCCTCGACCACCGTCGTTAGGGTCCGCCGCGCTTGGTCCCGTAGGGGCTGGCCAATGGTCCTCATCGGCGCGGCTCGCGCATCATGCCAGGGAGCATATGGTGTCGCCGCCCAATGTCAAGCGACATGTTAACCCCATTCGTCGGCTAGTATCCTGAGCGCCTGGGCCAGCATGGCCGACGCCCTGCCCTCCCGGCATCGGTGGACCCGATCCCAGGCTGCACAGGACATCCCGAGCCCGACGACCTCGACCACGATGGTATGCAGCGGCCCAGGCCCGCCGAGCGCCTCAGCCGCCCGAGCCAGCGCCCGTCCCGCTGCCACCCGCCGCTCGATCACCGACGTCGGGTCACCGCCGCCAGATCTAGGCTCGATCCTGGTCGCCGCCAGCCCGGCCCGACCGCTGATCTCGAACAGCGCCCTGAACCGCTCCCCCGCCGCCCTCTGCCCGGCGTCGATGGTGCCGGATCGCTCCATGGCGGCGAGCGTGTCCACGACCCTCCATGGCCTTGAGGCCCGCCCTTGCGCATCGGTGTAGGCCCGGCCGCCGCCCCTCTCGGTCCTTTCCGGTTCAGCCACCTCGATGCCGTGCTCGGCGTGCCGCGCGCGCTCCTGCGTCGGCGGGATGACCGGCTCGGCAGGATCGACGCCGGGGCGGGTTTTCCGGGCGCTGGGGCGGCTTGATCGGGCTGTCTTCGGCATATTTACGACCTCCTTGTCTCTCAACTTATAAGTGCATTGGATTTTAGCGTTTTGTCGCGCATCAGCCGGTAACGGGTAACGGGTTCTAAAGAACCCCGTTACGTTACGTTACCGAACTGCTGCCTTTGCCCCCGGTAACCGGTTACCGGTCGTTACGTTACCGTTACCCTGTTACCGGATGGATTTGTCCTGTCTTTTAATCATCATTGCTGTCGCATGGACCGGATCTATGACCGCCCATCCGTGCTCCTCCGCCCTGATGACCGAGGCCGTTATCAACTCGCAGATGAGGCGTCCAGACGCAGTCGGCTTGGCGACCTGCTTGGCGCTGGCCTCTGACATCCCCGCGTCAGCCACTAGATATTCGATCAGTGCAGACCGCGACAGATATGGCGCTCCGTCGCGATCCTCGGCCCCGCTTGCCCACCAAGCGGCCTCGAACATCCTGCGATGTCCGGCCAGCTTCGTGTCGATCTTCGGCCGCTCGACCGGCGCATCCGCCTCGACGGCCACCGCGCTGCCGACCGGCTGGCCGTCCTCATCAGTCCACCCGGCGATCGGCACCTGTTCCAACCGCGCGAAGGCAGGAGCGGTCAACTCGGCGTCCTTGCTCTTGCGCTGGACGATCTGGATCGGATCCTGCCCCTTGGCGGGCACCACCGAGATCTCGATGTCCAGCGCCCCGCGCCAGGCGCTCGACCCGCGCGCCCGATGCTGGGCCTCCTCCATCACCCCGGTGTGATGGACCAGCAGCACCGAGCAGCTGAACTCGGTCATGAGCCGGGCACATGCATCGAGCATGGACTTGGCGTCCTGCGCCGAGTTCTCGTCGCCAGCCAGGAACCGATGGAGCGTGTCAACGACGATCAGGACCGGTCGGCGATCCAGGGCGCGAATGGCCTCGGCGGTCCGGCGGTATCCATCCGGCGTGTTCAGGTCCAGGCCGTCCCTGGACAACCACATGTCCAGACGCTCGACGCCGTGATGCTGCTTCCAGGCCGCTATTCTGGCCCGTAGGCCAGCGTGACCCTCGCCCGCTAGATAGACGACCGGCCCAGGCTTCACCCTCGCCTGTCGCCAGATTTCACGCCCTGCTGCAAGCGTCAAAGACCAGTCGAGCACGACGAACGTCTTGCCGCCGCCGGACGGCCCGTGAACCATCAGAAGGCTCTCGGCCTGGAGCCACCCGCGCACCAGCCATCGGATCGGGGATGGCTGCGCGCTGAACTCGTCCGCAGGGATAAGCCAGCCGTCTGCCGGCGGGTTGAGGAGCGCCGCGAGATCGTGACCAGCCGCGCGGTAATCGTTGGCGTCGCCTGGTGTCGGCGGAACCACCACCCGCGCGCCATGTTTCGCGGCGGCCTGCTCGGCGTATCGCTGCCCTACGCCACTGGCGTCGTGGTCAGCCACGATGACCATCTCGCGAGCGGGGAAACGCGCCCGAAGGCTCCCGGCGACCGGAACTAGGTTCGATGCGCTGTAGGCCACGACCACCGCCGGCCTGTCGGCCACCTCGTAGATTGTGGCAGCGGTGGCGAAGCCCTCGGCCAGATAGATCGGCCCGCTATCGGCCTCCAGATCGCCAATCCACCAGAAAGAGCCCCCGGCTTGGCCGCCGGGATGGTACAGCTTCTGGCCGTCCGCCGCGATGTACTGAAGCGAGACCAGATCGCCGTCCGGCTGGTAGAGCGGGACCACCAGCCGTCCGTCCCCCGTGACCCGCGCGCCGTGGGCCTGGATGCCCTTCCGCGCGAGGTAGGGATGCGCTGACGCGGCGGGTCCGCATCCCTCCCAGATCGCCGCGACAGTGTCGGCGGCTGTCTCGCGCGTCCGCTGCCGCTCTGCATCGCGAGCCGCGATCGCCTCGGCCATCCGGCGCGCGTGCGCCATCTCCTCGACCGCTGTCACCGTGCGCCCGACATCGGCCCGCCATGAATGCTCGATGCCGGCGCGCCAGCAGCCGTACCGACCGGCGGGGATGCCGTCGCCGAAAGCGATGTACCATCCGGATTTATCGCCCGCGCCCGGTCGCCCCTTCGCCCCGCTGACGAACCGATGGAGCGTCCCGTCGAGGTGAATTGCTGCCGGTGGCGCGATGCCCGCCGACGCCATCGCATCGCGCAGCTGCTGCTCCGGCGGTTCCGGCGCGCGATCTTTCGGCGGCGACCATGAGCCGCCGAGAATGGACCTGAGATCTGCCATGTAGCCTCCTCGTGTAGAGCGCCATGGTGGACCAGACGCCGGAACTTTGCAACGCGCGTTGACATCGCGAGCCTAGCCATGCATATTTTGCACACG